CTGCATATGTGTTACCTCCGTATTGAGCTTGAAGAGGTCTGTAATAATCAGCGTATCTTCTTACTTGTGTATTATTAGGAGGGTACTCTATCGAAGTAGTAGCATAGTCCCCTGTACCATCAACAAGTCTTGAGGGTACTGAAGAATGCGTACTTACATTATATCCTGTAGGAGCCTCTTTTAATAGATTTGCCATGGCAGTAAACCCACTGTCTGTTAATACAGCAAGACACTTAGCCCCTAACTCTCTTTGAAGAAATCCTATAGAATTTGTGCCAGTATTTGCAGGATCAAATGATTCATAGGATCTATTATGAAATTTTTCACCATTACTGTATTCAAATGAAGCTCCATGCTCACAGATTCCAGCATCTAATAAATTAATACCTATATACCCATTTGTAAGATCCTCTTCCGAAATTCCGGCAGGAAGATCATTTGGGTCCATGTTGTCTAAAAAAGTCTCTTTAATATTAATCTGTCCGTAAAGCTTAGTTATTTGAGTGTTTACTTTTGAACCTTCAGAAGTATACATATCAAGTCCATAAGTTTTGTTTAAACTTATAGTTGGATGTAGAATTGCGTGTATTCTTAGCTGATCACCGCCTTTATAATCAAACGACTCTTTAAAATTTATATCAGGAGAATAGAATGCGGCTGTGTTAGCTTCACTATACGTATCTGTCGCCAAAGTAATACCTCCTCCTGATTGTCCTAAAAGATTAAGGGATTGTCCATGAGGTCCAGTTTCTATAGCCTTTGCTGCGCCTGGACGAAATCCAGCATATTCAGGTCTATCTGATAATCCTGCACCATCGTTACCAAAGCGAGTCATTGTATCAAGATATGCTCCAGGAAAATCAGCAGCAGATCTTTTTCTAGTCATACCAATAATGCCTGAAGCAAGTATAGTCTTATCCTTTTCTGTTCTTTTTACACGCTTGATCTTATAACCATCTATTTCAGATGCTATTGAGGATATGTCAATATCGAACTTGATCCCTATGGGATTCAATCCTGGTCCATAATCATTGGGATTTCTTCTGATTATCTCATAACCATCCCACCACTGACTTACCTGATCATCGGCAGAGTCAGTATAATGTGGTATCTTAATATCAGCTATCCACTTGGCTCTACCCTCCTGACCATTCTTAATAGGTACAAAAGAGAATCTGTATATCTCTCCCCTTTTGTATCCTCTGAAGTTAGCAGATTCCCAAGGAGACATATGTCCAGTAACCATACCTTCATATGTATCCTGGCCTCCTGATACTGGAGTAGTAGTAGTTACTTGATCGTTAGGAGGTTGCCAAGAAAACAAGAATCTATTCTTTTGAATAGCATCTGTAGGTCTCTTTATTTCTCCATTATCATACCCAAAAGTATCTCCAAAATGAAACCTTGAAACAAAGCTGTACTTTACATTAGGACCTTCTCCTCCATAAGTAGTTCCATTGGCTTGATATCTATACTCATCAAAATCAGGATTAATAGCATCAAGGGTCTGATCTGACGGGTACACCTCTTGAGGAGTTGAAATATAACTTTGTTGATTTTTATTATGACCGTAGGCTCTTGGATCAAAGTCAACGTCAAAGTCATCTGATCTTACGTTACCTGCAAACAGGATACTATCTTTCTGCGCTATTGTTTTGCAGTGTGTGAATGGAGTGTACAGATTCTGGAACTCCTCAAATGTAAATGTTGCAGCCTCCTCTGCTCCTGATATCGTATATGTTATGATATCTCTGTCTATAGGTATCTCTGACACAAGCCTTACTTCTGGTACAGAAGTTCTAGTTGCTCTGAATAGAGTAAATACTTCTAAGAAGCTGTAAGCTGTTTCAGGGACATTAAATTCAAAAGTGAGGGCTTTACCTGCTAACTGATCTTCATCGGAGTTACCTCCTTCATATGTCCCTAACTCCACATAAGCATGCTCTGCATCTTCAGTTACATTTATAACCTTTGAGTGTTGAGATACAAGAGTGTAACTTGCATCATCTGCACGTAGTCTGTAGGCTACCTGATATGCTCCATTCTTTAACGCTCCTCCTGTAACAACATCTTTGAACACAGGAATAGGATTTGTCTGACCGTCATGTACAGACAACATACCTACTGTAAGTGCAAGTGAATTAGGGCTTTCTACATTAAGAAATCTTAGAGGATTGTAATTATCTGTCCAGGCCAGTCTTACTATCTCATCCGTCTCATCTGATACCTCAATACCTGATGGATTGGGCACAGGATGTCTTGTAGTAAACATAAGATCCGGAGAAGAGTATCTGATGTCCCATGTGTATGTAAAGTCCACACCATCATATGTAAGCTTCCAAACAGCACCATGTCCTCCGTTAGATCTATTATTTGTGGTCAGAATATAGAATGATACATCTGAGTGAGCCCAACCTATAATGATCTGAGACTCTCCGGTCATACCTGCAATGGCTGTACTTGAAAGTAAACTTGACCCAAGAGCAGGTTCTACAGTATCTGTTTGAGAAGTAATAACTATCCTAAGCCCTTGTCTGGAAACCTTTAAATTATAAGGAGCAAATGCAGGATCTGTTTCAAATGCATCCTGTAGCTTTCTAAAAAGAACTAAAGCGGACCTTTCATTTGAATATACAGCAGCTCCTGTTATCAAGTTACCATTGATTGTAAGTCCCGGAGTTGCTGATAATGGTAGTGTAGCATCCTCTATTTCATCAAAGTTAGGAACAATGACAACCATAGGAGGAACATCCGGTATGGATGTCTCGTACCTGTTACCTTTGATGTTTATAATAGAGTAGCTGGAACCTCCCTCGTCAGATTCTATTCTTACATTAAGAGCATCTACATACTCATCAGTTCCTACTGATAAAGGATCCTTTTCGTTCTTAAGACCCTTTATGAAGTTATTTCTAGTAGCTTTCAAATCTTATTTCTTTGTGTGGTTCCAAAGTCTTTCCTGCTTACTTGCTGATCTCATTCCATTTGAGTGTGCATAGTGATCAGGTATGAGTCTTGTCCAAAGATTTTTAAGAGACTCCATCTTATCTCTGCTAGGAGTAAGTGCCTTATTACGTGCAGAGGACATATAGAATCCTCTCTCCTGCTGTAGTAGCTGATACCGGTTAGTATCTATCTTACCCTGTATGAACATCTTGAATCCCATACGCTCGATGACATAGGCTTTCATAGCCTGTATATATCTCTGAGAGTCTGGTACAAGAGGTAATCCTTCAGGATCTGTAGGGTAGGCCAGGTATGATACTACAAGATCTCCAGTGTCAAGATTGGTTACAATGTGATTGTTGTTGATCTTGTACTGTGGATCCTGTACACATGATAGATCCTCACAGTCACGCTTTCTGATTATAAAAGCATCTGTACTGTATCTAAGAGGTCTTCCACTCTTACAGTCCTTTACCTGTACTATCTCTGCCAGATCACACGGAACCTCCACACGTCCATTTGTTAGGGTGAGGAGGTCAGCGTCATTACCATCTGTTACACGATTGACAAACTGTATAGGGACTGAGATAAGCTCCATGGCCTCTCCTATCCACTCAATGATGTCGTACCTGTCAATTGGGTCAGGGAATGGATTATCCCTGTTGATGGATTCAATGACAGTATCTATGCTTACGTATCTTCCGTTTAACATTCTTCAAAAAAATCATAGTCATTCAATGGATTCATGAGAACTTTTGCAAGCAGTCTTTTCCATTTCCTGAGAGGGTAAAACTTATAGAACCTGGAGTTCTTTGCAAATGGTGCCTTACGGTGCCACTTCCATTTACAGATGAATCCACCTGTATGTGGGTTTGTAAAGTATATCAGGGTTTTCTCCTTCTTTGCCTCAGGGTCTTCTTCCCATAACTCTTTTGTTGACTTCCAATCTATGGCACGTCCTGTCTTGGATAGAGTACCATCTTCTTGCAGAGTATCATTCTGCTTCTTCTTCACAATGGAAACATTACCCATTCTATATGGTAGCTGTACTACAAGGTTATCAGTGATCATCTTCTCTACCATAAGAGTGTTTGCCATAGACACTGCCTTGGCAAACTTCTGTGGTGATAGATCATACACGGTGCCTCTTTCTACACTGTCTAATGAGTTGCTGTAGAACTCATACATGTCAGATGTAACGTATCTTCTCCTCTCCATTATTTAGATTTTCTTCTTGGCTCTTGTGCTGTTTGTCTCTGCTGACCTCTTACAAGATCATCCAGAGCGCTTCTTCTAACTGGCTGTGCAGGCTCTTTGAAGTTCATAGCGTCATTTTCAAGATCTTGAGGCATTCCAAGTATCCTTGCCATGTCTTTGCTGATTATCTCTTCTTTGATGTAGTCCCATGTTCTGCTGTCAATAGGATACTTGTTGTCATCACTATAACATGGACTTCCTGAGCATGATGTGAATGACTGTAGCTCTGAAGGATCTTCAAACACTCCCCTGACAGATACCAGATCTATCAATGCAGTAGGTAGACTTGATACCACATACACACGATTGTTTCTGATGTAAGCAGCCATACCTCCTTTATTGTATCTACCATTTCCAAAGTAGATAGCTTTCTCGTAAGGCATCAAAGAGTATCCGGGCTGTCCTGCAGATACAGGGCCTATACGTTCTATTGCAAGTCTATTATGAAGTGCAATAGGCATAGGGATCTCCTGCTTACTTCTTAGCACGGTACATCCTGAGCTGAAGTCACAGCACTCTGCATCATCTGCCATCTCCATCTCAAGACAGTTAAGGTCTTGCATAAGAGCTGGTGATGCTATACGGTTCTTGTTCAACTCATTGGTAATGAAGTGAGCCCTTTTCGTATGAATAAGAGCTTTGATGAACCTTGTGTCTATGACGTCATCGTCTGAACGGTTGGGGTTAGCAACCTCCAATATCTGATAAACTGCTTCGTTGAGTGTCATTCAAATAGTATTCTGTCCTGGGATATCCTTGATCCGAACTTCTCTACTATCTCGAAGTCCACACCTGAGGTTCCTGAACCATAGTTAGTGTGTATCCATTTAGAGGATCCGTACATGCTCATCACATTCTTGTACCTGAATCTCTTTGCGTACTCTACGCTTGACTGATGAAGATCTCCCTTAACGAAGTGTATGTAAGGGGTGCTTATACCCTTTACATTAATATAGTCGTTAATATAGTTCTCTACCTGTGGCGTTATTCTAAGAGGAAGTCCTGATCTCAGATCCTCCTCGTCCTTACCATGAGTTACTATGTAGGTATGATCTCCATAAGTAAAGTGGTCAAGAAACTTATCTATGACCATTCTCTCTACATCAGGATGTCTTACCTCTAAGTAGATATCCACTCCTCTGTTTGCACAGTATCCGAATGCACCACTATGATTATCACTCGTCACTGCTACGAACTTGATGTTTGCTGCTACGTCCATCTCTATCAGCTTGTCAAAGAACATACGGTGTACTTTTACATACACATCGAATTGTTCTCTGCTGGTAAGATTCTGAGGCAGGTCATGGCCTCCTCTGGTTGTCTGTCCGTTGTACCCGTCTAATGGATCTCCAAGATCCATGAATACCAGGGTATCAAACTTACCATGCAGCTTCTTCTGATGTTGACATTCTGCAAGCAGTGACATCATTCTTTCTGTGAATACCTTCTCATCGTAAGGATTCTGGTAGATGCTTGACTCTTTAGTGTAAGCACCTACATGTTTGTCAGAGGTAAACAGGAACAATCCCTTCTTATTAGATGATCCTTTGATAGGTCTGAGTTTATGCGGCTTGACACTCTTTTTAAGAGACTCAAGCACTTGCTCCCTCAACTCTTCAGGATCTACAATATTTCCTTTGTCCTTTTCGTAACTATACCTCATCTCACCGCCTGACCCTCCTTGCCAAGCAGATTTGACCTTCATACCTTCAGGGGCGTAATTACTATGCTCCCCTTTGATCTGTTTTCTTGCCCTCTTTGCAGATCTTCTTACAACTTCCATTGGTGCGTTGAACTTCTTAGACACTCTTCTAAGTGATTTAAGATATCCTCTACGCTTTACAAGGAAGTCACAGATCTGATCCTCTAAAACAGTTTCTGACATTATCTCCTTTTGTTATTCAAAATATACTATGACATCACCTGATGTGATGGCAATTGTTGCTCCTGGGTCATCTACGTCTACTGTAAGCAGAGTACCTGCTTTTACAGTATTACCGGCAACTCCCCAAAGCGCTTTAAGATCTGCTCCACTTGCAGTAGTTGCAGAGGCTATCACAGCATCAGCATTTACTACCAAAGAAGAAAACTTTCCTGAAAAAGAAGCAGCACTGCTTACGTACTTGCATCCCTTTAGACCAGTAGCTCTTCTAAGTAGAGTTCCAAGTTCTTTTAATGTTAATTGATCTGTTGTTTCCATTTAATTAATTGCTACAGCCATTATTGTTACTAACTCAAGTATAGCAGCTCCAGTTATTGCCCAGAAAGCTATTGACTTCTTTTTGGACTTTGCTTTTTCCTGCTTTACTATTTCTTTCTCGACCTCCAATTCTTTGAGATGAAGTTCTATCATCTCCCTTTTTATATCTACCTGTTCTTTTGCAGCCTCATATGCTACAGACAGAGTATCATATCCTCTTGTAAGATTATTTGCAATGATCATACAACTGTCAAGATCTGCAGCCGTGATCTTTAACTTCTCCTTAGCCTCCTTGCCTGATTCAAGCACTTTGAGGGTTTGCACCATCCATGGATAGTTAACCCTCATCATTCTCTGCTGATATTCTTTTACGAATACGTGATCAGTTATGATCGTATCTGATGTCTGCGAGTAGTTCGTAAGCGCTGACAAAAGCAATAGTATCGTAAGAGCTGATCTTTTCACCATATGACTCTTCAATGTCTTCAATGTCTTTTCTATTAGATCTCTTAAGTCTTATCAGCTCTTCAGTATAGTAAGCAGTAATACTGTCTGCCTTTTCTATAGCCTCCTGCTCTTTTCTTTCAGAGACCTTTAAATCTTCTTTGAGCTTTTCTTTCTGCTCGTTAAGTACTTCATTAGCAAACTTAGTATCGTATAACTTGATTCCAGTGTTTGCCAATAATGCAAAAGTAATTAAAAAAAGTGTCACCAATATTACAGTAGTGACAATCTTTTGTTTATTCTCCTTCCAGGTGTTCTCTACCATTTCCACAGATCTCTATCTCCATCTCCTCAGGAACAACAGCCATAATAGCTTTGAACGTGTTCTTTGAGTTTATGATATCAGTAATACCATCACCGTTTATATCCTTATGTGCGCTCCCTACAAGAACACATCCTCTGATATCAGACCTTCCTGTTCTTGGATTCATAGACCCTGCATAGTTACCCCAGTGTATCAGTATAAGAGATCTTCCTTCCACGTCCTGTATATGGATATGTCTGCCATACTTCTTTGAGAATCTAATCTTTGCCGGGTAAGTTCCTTCTGGAATACATGACTCATTTCTTAAGTTGTCTTTCCAAGGAAGTTCCAGAGTCTTGAATTGGAACAGAATATTCCCATCAACATCCTGAAGATAAGCATGACCTAAGGTCTGCTTCTCTCTATATGATCTGTCAATGTGAATTTTCATTTCTCCTTATCAAACAGTTTATCCCATTTAACAACTGTCATAACAACTCTGACAATCCAATAAACAAGGTAAGCGGCAAATATTCCAGCGAATACGTAAGACGCTGTTTTTGCTCCTGACAGTAAACAGATAATTGAAAGCACAAAAGGAATAAGCATTCCGAATCTGTGCAAGTAGTATAGTATCTTATCTTTCATCTTTGTCTTTCTTTTTAGGTTCTCTTCCTTTCCTTGAACACGTTCCTGTTCTTAGACACATTTTATCGCATTCGGCAGGAACAATTTCACACCATATTTTACTTTCTTTTGAACGCTTCTCCAATCTTTTCTATGAAGTGTTTTACATCAAACCTGTCGTCAAGTGCAACAATATTCTCAAGTATTGATTTACCCTCTACTCCCATTAGAAACGAGTACGCTCCTGTAACTATCCACCCGAATATCTCTGTCTTTTCACCTTTGATTTCAAAGCTATCAAGACCGTGAATTACAATAAGAAACACACCGTACTGCAATGCTTTAACCACTGTTCGTCTTATTCCGTATGAGGTAACCACCTGTTTCTTTTTTATGGCTTTAGCAATCCCAGTTACAAGGTCAAGCATTATGAATACCGTCAGCCACTTGAGAAATTCCCAATCAGCGAACAGATATTTCTCTGTGAATGCAAAC